TGTCCCTGTGCTCGGTGTGATCGCGAGGCCGCTTTCCGGTGCCGCCGGCGGCCATGTCGCGGCAATACTGCACCCAGTTTTCCTCGCATTCTCCGCCGTCGAAGAACGTGACCTGGCGGCCCTCCGGCGTCTCGAAGTTCTGCGACGACAGCCGGCCGCGCGCTGCCATCCGGTACGGGACTGTGTAGTGGACACCCATGAGGCTTGATGCCTCGTGCGACCCGATCGCCTGGTAGGCGGCAGTGTCCGGACGGACGGCAGATATGCCGCGACCGCCCCTTTTTGCCTGTTTTGCCATGACTTGCCCCTATCTTGGAAACTGGTGTTGAACTGGAGGATAGGGGATTCTATCTTTCCCCGCTGACCAGCCGCCGGAAGGAAACCGCAGGAGGCCAGCGATGGATCGCAAATTCAACGTCCTTGTCGAGTGGGAGGATTCCGTAGACAAGGATCACATGGATGCCGACGAGGTGCAAGTGTGGGCAAAAGATGCAGCCTGCGCAATCCTGAAGGCCAAGAAAGAGTGGCGTCTGACCATCGGTGCCGCGTGGCCCCGGTGCATGATCACCTCCGTCCGGTTGACTGCTCGGGAGTAGTTGCCAGCCCCAAAAGTGGTGGCATCCTATCGGGGGATATCACCATGACGCTTACCACGATCCTAGAGCAGCAGTACGCGCCGCTGCGCGGAATTGACCCTCGCACGATCGAAATCTACGGATACACCCTCAAGGCATGGGGGCAGTTTCTAGGGCATGAGCCAACGCTCGATGACCTTTCCGACGAGTTGATGATCGCCAGGTTTCTTGCCCATCGGCTGACGATCCGCAGCGTTGGGACGGCCGCCAAGGACCGCTCTCAGATACGCGCATTGGCTGAATTCTGCTATCGCCGCGGCCTCCTCAAGGCGTGGCCTCAGATTCGCACGATCCGGGTTCCGGAGCGGGTGCCGCAGGCGTGGCTCACTGACGAGTTCGTCAGGCTCCTTGCGGCCTGCGACGGCGAGCCCGGTGAGGTTGCCGGCGTCCCGGCCAGGCTCTGGTGGAGGGCCGCCCTGCTCACATGCTACGAGATTGGCGAGCGCATAGGCGGCATTCTCGGCATCGAGTGGCGAGACGTTTCGGCCCACGGCATCCTGGTCAGGGCCGAGGAGCGGAAGGGAAAGAGGCGCGACATCTTCCGCTCGATCTCGCCTGAGTGCCATGCTGCGATCGAGGCCATCCGCACAGACCGCAAGATCGTCTTCGACTGGGATCGTTGCTACACGAGCCTTTGGGGCCGCCTCGGCAAAATCTGCGAGCGGGCCGGCTTGCCGAACGACCGGGCCTCGAAGTTCCACAGAATCAGAAAGACGACCGCGTCATACGCCGCGGCGGCCGGGCTCGACCCCCAGGCCGTGATGGATCACGCATCGCCCCTGACGACACAGCGATACCTGGACCCCAGGATCGTGCGGCCGAAGGACGTTCACGCGGCGCTGCCGAAGGTCAGCTACAACCCCGCCGCCTCAACGAACGCGGCCTCTTGAATTTACTGTAGCCCAGCAGGGCGTATGCCTTGCAGGTCACGCAGTCCCTGCCTCGTCGGGCGGCGGAACAATCTCGCCGTCCATGTAGACCCAGCCGATCCCCGGCAGCGTGTCCGTCTCCACCCACTCGCCACCGTGCGTGGTGGCTGCCCACTCGGCACTGTCGCAGACTATGACGCGAGCAACGACGCCCTCCACGATCTGCACGCAAAACCTCTCCATCACTACCTCCGAAATCGCACTACAACGACGCCACTCCCACCAGCGCCGCCGGTGACGCTATTGTTTCCGCCAGCGCCACCGCCTCCTCTGTTCGCGGTCGCGCCTCGCCCGCTGGAGGCACCGCCGCCAATGCCAGCAGTTCCCGACGACGAGCCGCCGCCACCCTGACAATAGGTTGTCGCCGTGCCAGAGATGGAGGACGACGACCCAGCGCCACGCGCTCCTCCGGACGCACTGGCAGCGTTGCCGCCAGCACCGCCAGCGCCGCCGCCACCACCACCAGCAGAGTTACCGCCCGAGTCGAATCCGGTGCCGCCACTGTTGCCTTGCCCTGATGTTCCGCTGCCCGCCGACGTGGCCGCCGATGGATTGTTTCCGCCGCCGCCACCCGAACCGCCAGACCGGCCCGGTTGCTGCTGGTTGGACAGACCTCTCGCACCGCCACCACCGCCGCCGGTCGCCGAGATGCTCAGTGCGGAGGAGCTATTGCCGTCGCCGCCCTGCACACCGAACGTGCCATTCCAGGCCGCCCCGGAGCCTCCAGCGCCCACCGTAACGGCGTAGCCCTGTGCGATCACGGTGGCGCTGCCAGTACGCAAACCACCAGCGCCGCCGCCACCAGCATAGTGCGAGCCACCACCACCACCGCCGGCTGCGATGAGATACTCGACTTCCCCGCCGCGAGAGAACGTGAGCGTGCCGCTAGTGTGAAAGATAAACGCTCGCCACTGGACGCCGTCCGCCGTGTAATCCACCGGCGAGATGGTGTTGTTGCTGCCGTCGACAGCCGTGGCGGCGGGCGTTGCCGGTGCGCGGAAAAATCCGAGTTTGCCTGCAAGCATTGGCGTTAATAATTCTGCGAGGCGGCGCCGTACCAGTTCGTGCCGTTGCTGACGAAGACCAGCACGTCCACCTTGCCATTGGTCGCTGTGATCGTCGGGGCCGTTCCTCCAGGCCACAAAACGCCCGTAAACGTCGCCGTGAATGTGCCGGATTGCGTGAGAATCAAAGTGAGCGACGCCCCTGCGGTAGCGGATGGCATGGTAAACGTGCAGTTGCCGGTCAGCGTCACGGTCTGAACGCTACCACTCGTGAGGCTTAGAGTCGTGGAGGTGCCGGAGTTGCCGACTGTGACGGTTTGCTCAAGGACGACGGGGAGGCGAGCGGCAGCGACGGTGCCGGTGAGATTCCCGGCGTCCACTGTCGTCGGGATCGGGACGATCTCCCACGCTGAACCAGTCCACTGATAGACGCGACCGTTCTGCGTGGATTGCTGTCCGATTGTCGGCGATGATGGGAATGAGAATGGCATTTAGGCTGCCTCTTTTGGGTTCAAGTATATCTTCGCGGTCTGCGTCACAGCTTCTTGGCCTCGACAAACGCCGCGTCCACCTGCTCTGCCGTCATGCCGAGCGAGGCTGCGAACTGGCCTACGAGCGGGTGATCGCGACGCACTTCTAAGCCGTATTCCCAGGCTACGCGAGCCTCATCGCGGGCGGGCTGCGGCAGAGAGTCAATGAGCGAGTCCACCTGAGCGAGCGACACTCCTGACCTTAGAAGCGCCATCCGAAACTGGTACGGCGTGACGCTCTCGGGCACGGACGGCGTCGGCGTCACCCACTGCCCACCAGACCAGACGGACTCGGGCGAGGGCTGCGGGGGCTGCGGTGCCCACGCTGCGGCCTTGGGGTTGCCTGCTGCCGTCCAGGCTGCGATCTGCTCGCCGAGGCCGCGCACGTCGGACGGATCTTCGATGCTGTAGTAGAGCGTCATCAATAGACCCTTGGGTGGTTGGCGACGGTGGCCGTGTTGTTGTTCGTGATCGCAAGTCCGCCGCGAAGATCGACAAGATCGCGGATCAGCGGGGCGTAGAACACAAGCGACTGCGGTCGCACGCGGTCGCAGGTGAATCCCTTTGCGAGCGAGGCGACCTCGGCGGCCGTCAGGGCGACGTTCCAGACGCCGACCTCGGCGACGTCGCCCGCAAGATAAACGCCAACGGTAGTCGCCCAGCCCGCGCCGACAGTGATTGTGTTGGCCGTGTTTTGTATTCCTACGTCGGTGAAGTCTTGGGCTCCGGCGGTTCCGTTCATGTACGCGAGGCGGTTGGATCGCGACTGAAATACTGCGCAGCCGTGAATGCGCACATTGGCAACAACACCGCCCCCCTCAAAATTTGAAGCGGTCGTTACGGATGGCCCAACAGACACCGCCTGAACTTGCGCAAACTGCGTTGTAAGGCCCAACTGGTTCCGATGCGTCTCCCCGGAGACGCCAACGGCGACGACGCGCGCCGGTGCTGAAGCTGCTGTCGTCCGCATCCACGCGGCAATCGTCAGCGGCGGCCCGTCGACGGGCGATGAAGCCGTGGAAAGATATTGATTCGACCCGTTGAAAGAATACGCCATCACGCCACCAGCACTTCCACGGCGACGAGTTCAGCGTCCCCGGTCATCGTGTCGTTCGTCGCGTCGTCGGCGTTCCTGAACACCTTCAATCGAAATCGATCCCCGGCTGCGATTGAGTCAATCGCCGTCGCCGTGATCGAGGTGACCGTCTCGATGCCGCTTGTCCCGTTCGCTGCACCAGTGGCCTCGGTCGCCGCGTCGAACGAATCGGAGTCGAGGTCCGTGCCGGTCTTCTCGAACTGCACGCCCCAGCGGCAGTTTCCGCTCGTCGCCGAGGTCGCCATCCAGGCGATGCGGACGATGAGCCCGCTGGTCAGCGTGGCACCCTCGGGGATCACGCCGGCAAACACGGCGCTCTCGTCGGTCGCCGCGTCGAAGTCGAGGACGGCGATGCCTGTCCCTCGGGTGTCGAGCGTGGCGAAGTTCGTCGATGGGGGCTGGTTGTCTTGCGGTGTAAAAACTGCCAAAGTCTTTGTGCCACTTGTCGGCAAAGATTGCCACGACGAATCACCTCTGAGCCACGTCGACGCCGACGCCGTCCCGCCGCCGAGCAGAGAGGTTGCGATGATGCCGCTGGTGATGTCACTGGCCGAATGGGTGTGAGCGGGCAGGAACGCCCCAGCAGGGCCGATCTCGGCGTACTGCGATCCAACCCAGCGGTAGGCCCGCCCGTCGTCAGTTGCGATGTAGAGCAGGCTGGCGTTGCCTGTGGCCGGAAAACTTGCGGCAGTCAGGTACTCGACCACCTCCTCCGGCGAGGCTGCGGCGACGGCAGCAGAAAAGTCAGTGATTGAACTGGCTTCATGCGTGTGACTCGCCGCCGCATAGCTCGTGCTGACGGAGATCACTCCGTCGGTGATCGTGATGCCGCTGCCGATCTTGACGCCGCCCAGGACGCTTCCGGTCGCCGTTAGCAATGAGTATGCGGACGGCGTCCCGGACAGGTCTGAGTAGGCGCCGCTCGTTGCCACACTAGCCAGCCCGCTGACGTCGGCGGCGGCAATCGTCACTGCTCCAGTGCGGCCAGCCACGCTGGTGACGTTCGCCGACACGGTGCCGCTGGTGACAGACAGCCCAGAGCCGACGACGACCGCACCGGCCGTCGTGGTCGTGGCGGCCGGCAACCTCGCCGCAGACACAGTTCCGCTCGTCAGCAGGCTGGCGTCCGTCGTTGGCGGCGAGGCCGCGACGACGGCAGTCGTGAAGTCTGAGATCGTCGATGCCGTCTGCGTTCCGGTGTGCGTCGATCGGTCACGAAGCTGGGCATCCGTCGAGTTCGCCGTCGCGCCGGAAGCAATGCCGTCGAGCTTCGTTTTTGCTGCTGACGCGGACCACCACGCAGCGATGGCCTGGACGATTCGCTGTGCAGTCCACGCCCGGCGAGTCGTGGACGTCCCGGCCTCGGCCTCCAACTGGTCGACAGTCTCGGCTGACCACTCCCGAGAGTCCGACAGCCTGGAGTCGGAAGACGCGACCGCCCCCGAGACGTCCGAGACTCCGAGCGTGATCGAGCCCGTCCGCCCCGCGACGCTCTGGACTGGCGATGCGGCGGCTGCCCTGGCTGTCGTGTGGTACAGGTTGACCGACCCCTCGGCGACACTGTCGGTCGAGCCGGGCGAGGGGCTGATCTCGACGTAGACGCTCCCAGACCAGCGGTAATTCTTGTTCGAGTCCAGGGCGACGTAGATTTTCCCGGCCTCTCCCGTGGCCGGGAATGAGGCCAGACTCGCCGCCTCGACAACGTCGTCGACGTAGGAAGGCAGGAGCGAGGAAGGAATCAGGCCTCCGACGAGCAGGGGCACGTTTCCGCTCAACCTCGCATCCGCAAGAGTCCCGGACGTGAGCAGGCTGGCGTTGGTTGTCGGCGGTGCAGCGGCCACGACGGCCGACGAGAAGTCGGTAATCTGCGACGCCGTGTGGAAGTGCGTGGAGGGCACGAACGACGACGGCTTGTTGCTGACCCCGTCCCAGGTCACCACATACAGGCCGCCGCTGGTCACCCGCCCGTAGGAGTCCACGGTCACGGACGTGTACGTTCCAGGGCTCGCTCCACTGAGCGGCAGTCGAAACGCGGACAGAGTTCCGCTCACGATGTCGGAGCCGGAGAGCGTGACGGCGCCAGTTCTTCCGGCAACGCTCTGCACCGGGGCCGCCGCCGCCGCTCGGGCCGCCGTGTGGTACAGGTTCACCGATCCCTCGGTGACGCTGTCGGTCGAGCCCGGGGACGGGCTGATCTCGATGTAGGTGGTTCCAGACCACCGGTAGGTCTTCCCTGTGTCGGCGGCGACGTAGACCTTGCCTGATTCCCCGGACGCCGGCATCACCGCCAGCGAGGCGTACTCCAGGACGTCGTCGACGTAGGACGGGAGGTACGCCGACGGGATCAGGCCGTCCGCGAGCGTCGGCTTGCTGTCGAGGGACGCCTGGAGCCCGGAGACGTCCGAGATGCCATGCTGGTGGGCGGCAAGGACAAGCGACCCGCCGGATGTTGACAGTCCAGACCCGATCGACAGGGAGACGGTCTGAGTCGCGGAGTTGTACGAAACCGGGGGCGTGGCGTACACGACTCCGGCGGGGCCGACTGGGCCCGCACCACCGGTCACCTCTGCGGAGATACCGCCTCCGGATAGGGTCGCGGAAATCTCCTCACCGCTGACGGTGACAGCGATCTGCTCCGATCCGGAGGTGACATTCACCGCACAACCTCTGCGTGGCCCTGGAGGTAGGTCTTGTTTGTCGAGCCCTGGACGCTCGTCATCCTCCAGGAGTAGGTCCCCGGGGCCAGCGACGAGGTCTGCGAGTCCGTCAGCGAGATGCCGACCTTACCGGCAGCCACGTCCACCATCGTGATCGTGAACGTGCCGACCTGCTGCCCAGTGACGACGCTATGAAGGGAGGCCGCGACCGAGTGCCCGGTCATTGGCACGGAGAAGTCGACGGTTGCCGCGAAGTCGTCTCCGGACTTCATCAGGAGACTGAGTTGTCCCGGAAGCGAGTTGTAGAGGGCCATAGATCACCTGACAGGCCTTGCCGCCTCGAACATGGCGGCTATCGCCGTCTGAAGATTTGGACCAAGCAGTTCGAGCACGCGAGCCTCCGCCTGGGCCTGCGTGTAGTCTCCAACGGCGTCGTAGGTCTCGCCCTCCCAGAGCAGGAGCGGCGGGCAGAAGCTCAGCCGAGCGAGGACGCGACGAGCCCGCGAGTCGTCGATCAGCGTCAGAGGAAGTTCGCTGAAGGTTCGGGTGACGGGCTCGCTGCCCCTGCCCGGAAATGAGATTTGAACTGACTGCGGAAGCTGCATGCTAGACGACCCCTAAAATAGAAGACCCATTGACGCCGCGACCCTTGTCGAGCGCGGTTGTGTCCAGTTCGCCGCACAGAATGATGCCCGGGAGCGGCACATTACCGACCAGTTCGACGACCCCGCCGATACCGAGAGCACCAGTGCCGCCGTCTGCGCCGCCGTTGGCTGTGATGTTGCCGGTCACACTGTTTGAAATCGTGACGTCGCCGGAGTGTGATGGCACAATTCCGTTTTGATTTTCTGTGTCCGTGCCGACTGTGTTGATATTGCCAACAGTTGACGACGACACAGTCACGTTGCCGCCGTCGGCCTTGTAGCTCCAACTCACAACAGCGCTCGGCTCTCCGGTTAAAATATTTCCAACGGTGCTGTTCGTGACCGTGACGTCGCCGCCGTCGCCAACCGGCACCGCGAAGCCGCCGGCGTATGCGGCGGAGGCGCCAATTTGTGCGTCAATATTGCCGACCGCGCTATTGGTCACGGTGACGTGGCCCGACGAGCCAAAATAATACTGGTTGGAGTCGGAGCCGACGGCCTGAGTCGTAATCTCACCAACAGTGCTGCCCGTGACGGTCACGCTTCCTGATCCGTTCAACCCGGCGTACGACCACAACCCGCCGTAGCTTGTGGTCGTAATATCGCCCGCCTCGCAACCCGTCAGCGTCACCGTGCCTGAGCCGGGGTAATTGCCGGATCCGCCGCCGGGCGCCTCGTAATGTCCGTAAGTGCCGCCGTTGGACAGATCCCCGGCCACGCAGTCTGTGAGCGTGATGTTCTCGCCCTGCCTGGGTGTCACGCCCGTGATACCGCCCCAGGTGTCAGAGACATACCCGCCGTGCGCCGTGACGTCCCCCAGATTGACGGTCTTGTTGCTCACGATGGCAACTTCACACGGCGGAACAGTGTCAAGGTGCACGACGTAGTTGTAACTGACAACTTCAACCGCGAAGACATCTCGCGAAGACGCGTTGACGCCCCCGAGTAACGAGCTTGTCTTTCCCGCGCCACGCACGGCGATGCGGGACGGCCACTCGGTGGCGTGCGCGTCGTAAAGATTCACGCCCCCAAACGTGCCCGCCCCCAGATCGAGCACATAGCTCGCCGTATCCACCACGGGATCTATTGTGCTGGTCGTGTAGGCCAGCGTGGCCGACACTCCGCCTGCCGTAATGGACGGCGGCGTGCGGTTGGTTCCGGTATCGAACTCTTTGTTCCGAATGTAGATCGTCGCCGGAGCGTCCTCTCCGCCGACGATGTCTTCAATTTCTACCGCAACCGAGCACGCGGCTTTGATCGCGCTGGCAATGACCACGGCGAACGCAAGATTAGAAAGCCCACCAGACGTCGACGCGTCCGCTTCAAACGAGTAGGCGGCCGCGTTCGCGGCGTAAAACGTGCCTTCCACGACATAGACGTCGTCTTGCACGTCTACCGTGATCGTCGTCAGGCCTAAGTGGGGCTTGGCGTTGGCATCCCAGTAGGCCGCCTCGAAGGCTCGCTGCGGCGTCGCAAACGGAGTAGATAGCGAACCGTTGCCGGTCGTGTCATTGCCGGTCGTGCGGACGTAGATCGGCGTGCGGCCCGAAAGGTCAGCCATGCTTTAGTATCCTGGAACGAAGGCGACGACGTCCCACTTGTCGCGGCCCTGGTGGTATGTGGCAGCGAGGACGTCCATCTTGTTTGCTGCCGTACTGAACGGCAGGGGCGAGGTGGCGGTCGACGGAACGACAAACTTGTTGCCCAGCGTCACCGCCCTGGAGCCGGTCGAGTCTTGTCGGATCCTCCAGCGGACCGTCTGCCCGTCGACCCCGTTGGTGGGATTCGCGAGCGTCGCATTTTCGGCGAGCGTGACCTCGAAGATGTCGGCGTCGCTGGCGTTTGTCGTGATGGTCGATCCGCTGGCTAGTGAGGCAACCTGCGGGGCGGCACCGCCACCGCTGCCGCTCCCCGGCGAGTATGAGATGTAGATTGGCATTCGCTGACCTTTCAGAAGGCTTGGACCGAGAGCGTGGTGCTGCCGCTGCCGACGATCGCCGTCACCCGGCCGTGGAACAACTCCTTCTGCATGTCCTGGTCGCAGAGGATCGACGCCCCGGCTGGCAGCGGAATTCCGGTGCTGGTCGTCACGGGCGTGGAGTCCGGGACCAGCTTGAGATAGGCGGTCGCAGTGCCGTTGTTCCCAAGGGCGATGAACGAGTAGGGCTTGCCAACCGGCACCGGAAGGACCTCGGTCTCCGTCGTGCCCACCGAAACGCTCGCGATCATTTGCTCTCCTTGCCGCCCGTCAGGGCGTGTTGAATCTCACGCTGGCCGGCGGCCAACTCCTTCAGGGTCTCCGACTGCTGGTCCTGGGTCTTTCCAAGCTCGTGGAGAGTCTGGGACGTCGACTCCAGGAACTGCGTGTGGCTCTCGACCATTGGAACGATTACGGTCTGGTGAACCGAAGTTGCGACGTCCCTGGCCATCCACAAAACGGCCGCCAGAATCACGACCGGGACCCCGAAACGCTCGGCGACCCTCAGGGAGAAATCCAAAATGCTCTGCTTCGTTTCGTCTGTCACTTCCAGCGGCCCTCCTTCCAGGCCCTCATTAAGACCGCGTTCTGCGGCGATCGGAAATACCAGTCCAACAGCTTGCTGAGGATGAGTTGCAGGACCGGGCTCAAGAGAATCCAGAACAGTGGCCCGAATGCCTTCTCGTCAGACGACTCGCGAATCAGGACGTAGCCCCGCTTCGAGTTCTGGCCCCAGGCCGCCAGCACGACGTCCTTCCCGTGCTGGTTGCCCGCGACATGCCGGAGCAGGTCGACCGGAGCCTGATCGATTGCAACCTCGATGAGGTCGTCCACGCGAGACCTGCCGACGAGGTGCCTCCTGACCAGTGGCAACTCTCTCCATATCTGGTCACGCACGTCCCTGGGCGTCATGGCTTCCCCTGCTTGCAAGGGCACGAGTCCGGGCACGGGCAGGCCACCCAGGACTGGTTGTCTCCGCTGCGGACCCGCCCGGTGCCGCCGCATTTCCCGCAGCATTTCTCCTCCGGCGACGGGGCCGGGGAGTTCTTCGCCTTGACCGCCGCAAAGGCGGCATCGGCGAAACACTCACACAGGGCTGCGTCCGGCTCCTGGGCGGGGCGACCGCAGCCGGCGATCAAGAGCAACGCGAGACACGCGACTCGAATCACAGGATGCCTCCAGTCCAGCGGGGCAGCTTGCGGGCCGGAAAGCCCTGATATCCAGACAATGCGTAGCTGTCACGCTGGCGGAGCATCGAGTTGACGGTGGCGGCGTCGACCCAGAACGTGCATCCGGCGAATGCCGGGTGCATCTCTTTCCCGGGCACGCCCGAGTAGTGAGGGCCCGAGTTGCTCCTCGGACCCCAGGACTGCCAGTAGAGCGCTCCAGGACGCTTGCCCATTCTTTTTCCGATGAAGCAGGTGCAGTGGGCCCACCCGGCATTGTTGGGCCGGCAGAATCCGTCCTCGTCCCTCTTGAAAACGAAGCCCTGAACGCTTGCCTGGGCGACCGGGTAACCGTTCGAGATCGCCTTGCAGAGTTGCTCGAAGTTCTCGACGAGCGTGGCGGTCTGGACGACCCGCTGCTTCGCGAACGGCTCAAGCTCGTCAGGGAGCCCCGACGATCCCCACTGCTTCTCCCGGGTTCCGGAGTATTCGGTGAATTTGGTGCCGTTGTAGTCGACGTCGTAGTGAAGGCAGCCCCACTTGGTCACGGCCTCGGCGGCGGCGGCCCCATAGCTCCCGTCGCCCCCGTAGTTTCGCTTCAGCCCCCTGGCCTCGCATCGCGACAACGCATAAATCGACGCTTCCAGGCATCGGCCCGGCCAGTCCTCGGGCTCGCCGTGGACGACGATCTCCGTGCAGGACAGGGCGTCGACGCATCCTGCGAACCCATGCCCGACGCACGAGCCGATGGCCTGGGCTACCCGCGAGTAGCTGGGCCTGACTCGAATGATGGCAGGCCAGAGGACAACGTCGGCGTTGTCGTTCGCCTTGAGGTCCGGGCCAGCCTCGGCCAGAGTTGGCCACCGGAGGCTAGAGACGTACTTCTCAGCGGCCTTCGGGTTCGGGACGTATCCCGTAGGCCTGAGGATCGCGGCCATTTACGCGTCCTTTCCAAGCCCCGCCCATGCGATTGCCCGGTAGAGATCGGCAGCGCGTCGCCGCAGTTCCGGGGTGATCTGACGCGAGTCCTCCGAGACGCAAGAGTTCAACGCGGAGTCGATGGCCTCGGCCAGTCTCGGGTACTTCTCCGGGGAGTTGTCGGCCATCCCCTTCCAGATGAATGCCAACACGGCGACATGGACGGCCCGGAGTCCGTCCGTGCTCGTGATGGTCGGCTCGTCGACGATCCCGTCGGCCTCGACCACCCGGGCGCAGTTCAGGTAGATGTTCTGAAGCCAAAGCCGGTCGATCGCATTCATGCTCGACACGACCTTGACGATGGGCTGGACCGTGGCCTTCATGTCGCTGGATGGCTCCGGAATGGCGTAGACGGCGACGCTGCGGGGCTTGACCTCGGGGACCCCGAAAAACGCCACAGCCAGGAGGAGTGCCGCCACAGCGGTGCGGTATTTCACGCGTCCGGCTCCGAAGGCTGGAGCATCACGTCGATCAGTTGCTGGCACAGTTCGACACCACGGGAGTTGCCGGCCGACTTCAGTCGGCTGGCAATCTCCAGGACCGTGTGGGCGTCCACGAGCGTGTCCGGCGTCTTGGCCGCCGGTCGCGACGGGAGCCTGACCGAGCGGGCGGCTGCCACCAGCCAGGGGCCCGCCACGACAGCAACCGCCGCCACCAGGGCGGCAACGCGAACCAGGACCGCATAGTCCGCCATCACTTAACCCCTTCGTTGATCTTCGCCATGACCCACCGCAGGAGAGACTCGCCCTGCGGGGACCGCAGGATGGCGGTCAGGTGGCCGACAAGCTCATCGTCGACCTTGGTCTGGGTCTTCGAGGCCACCCACTCGCAGGCGTCGGCGACCACGACCGCCTTCGCATGGTGGTCTGGGGTCGCCAGAACCGCCTGGACGAACGTGACGACCGGATACCACTCCTGGACCAGACGGATCTTGTCCCAGACCGAAAGGTTGCTCGCGCCGTACTCGGGCATAAAACTGCGTCCTTGCTGTCGCCTGCCTACCTGCAAGCTACCACCGGACTGCAATCAACCCGAAGAGTCGATCAACCCTTCGAGGAACCCGGTCGCGTCGCCCTGGACCTCGAAAATCACGTCCGGGTACACGCGGGTCTCGACCGGATCCGGCTCGGGCTTCCACCCGACCCGCCTTCGGGCACGCTCCTCCTCGCTCCAGCCTGCCTGAAACTCCAGGCACTTTTGCCGGATTTCCTCCTCGGAGGGCAGGTAGGCGACCCGCTTTCCGGACTTGGAGCCGTGCCAGCTTTCTCGTGGGGGGAGCTTCAGGCTGCGTCGCGTGGCGTCGCAGCGGTCAGCCGTGATCCTCAGAGTCTCTGCGATGATCCGGGTCGGCGTCCCTGCCAACCACATCTTCGTGAACGTCGCCGTGCAGACGACGACCTTCACTCTCTTTCCGCTCATTCGGAACCCAAAAGGAAACAACCCGACTCGACGGGTTTAGGTACAGGTCCCCCCCCAGCGACCTATGAAAAGGAACGTGTTCACAATCCCCTCCTCGGTACTCGCCCCCGACGAAGTCCGCTCCCCGGTAGACGGCAAGCTGGCCGAACGCCGAGTTCACTCGGATCGGCCGAGAACCCACCGGCGGATGCCAGAGATGGAACCAGAGCATGTCCTGCCGCTCCTTCCACCACGTCCACCTGAACGCCCAGCCGTCGTAGTGGCACAGAGTCGGCTGCTGCCACACAGGCGGCCCCCACTCGCACCACGAGTAGCTCGCCATGCCCGAGGCGTTCGAGTAGTCGTCGAAGTCTTCGAGGTGGCCGATCGTGTTGGCGATTCCGTCGACACTGAATCCGCCCCACGGGTCTGTGTCGAACACGACGACGTAGTCGGCGGACGTGTTCTCGGCCACCCAGAGCCGGCACTGGTTGCGGTACTCGGCCAGAGCGATCGTCCGCTCAGCGGCCTTCGAGAAGTTGAGGTGTGGCCTGCCGTTGTCCCGCAGTGAGATAAACCGGTTGCCGTCTCCTTGCTTGCTCCAGTGTGTCAACCACTCCTTCGTGTCGTCGGCAGAGTCGTTCTCGTAGATGAAGGTGCAGGACTCGCGGAACATCTGGCCCGCCTGCTCGACACGGTCCAGCGTGAACGGCAGGAACGGCATCGCATTGCGGCAGATGGCCACGAAGGCCACCGATCTTCGCTTGGCCGCCTCTCGCCCCAGGGCCACACGCCGGGCGTACTCTTCGGCGAACTCTGGGTCCGGGGGAAGGATCAGGTCGACGTCGTGGCTGCGGAGGTCTTCGAGGCTCAGTTGGATCTGCATACTTCAGCGTTTTCGTATCCGCCCCCGGTCCAGTCGTGGCAGAAGACTCGGCCTGTCAGGTGTGTCGTGGTGAGTTCCGGATACCCGTACCTGCCTCCCAAGATCGGACGATCCGCCCGAGACCGGTCGGCGTGGTGGTGCCAAGTCCGGATCGAGAGTGCTGGATCTGACACGCGGAGCCCTTGCGACACCGCCCAGCCGGCAATCACCTGATCGCAGCCGACGTCACCCAGCGGGATCGACAGTTCGACCTCCGGCAGCCCGCCGGCTCGGAAGATCCAGGAGTCCTGGGAGCCAGAGAAGAGCAGGTCGTCGATGACGTGCCCGATCATCCTCGGCCCCGAGGGCGACTCCCACCTCGTGAGCGAGATCAGGTCGCAGCGATCGAGCACACCCTCGGCAAGCTCGATCGTCTCGTCGAACAGGATGTCTGAGTTGGCCACCACACACACGTCGCCGGGGCTCGCCTGATTGCGGCAGATGGAGGCCAGTTCGCCGAACGTCCACCGCGTCGAGTTGCCGTCGAGTGCAATGACGCGATCGAAGATTCGCGAGTTCCCCTCGATACACCGGGCGATCTCGCCGTCTCTCTCGGGCTGTCCAGTCTCGTAGCTCTGGACGACGAGGATCACGTTCCGATGGCCCAGCAGTGGCCGGGGTGGCCTGGGAATGGGTGCGGCAGACGGCGGACGCTCTTCCCGAGTCTCTGCAACTCGACAGCCACCGCGTCGAAAGTGTCGTGACACTCGACCAGAAACACGGCGTGCTTCCAGCTATCGAGCCGCTTGCACCCACGCAGGGCGGCGACCTCGCCGCCCTCGATGTCGATCTTCACGAAGTCGGCTCCGGCAGGGAGTAGCTGGTCGAGTGTGACCACCTGCACGTCCGTCGTGGCGACGGGCTCTATCTTGGCGCCGCCTTCGCCGCCGATCGGATGCGAGGGCAGGAGCGAGTTGTGGCCCGGGGACTCGTGCAGGAAGAACTCCGCCTCGCCGGGCTCCTCGCCCACCGCGACCCTCTCGACGGTCACGTTCGGGAGGTCCGGGATCTGGTTGTAGGCCCGGGGGTCAGGCTCCGCTGCCACGACGGCCTGGAACTCTGTCGACATTGCCTCGGACCACGATCCGACGTTGGCGCCGATGTCGGCCGCCAGGGCCCGCCTCTTGGGCAGAGCTTCCGAGACGGCGAACGAGAGCCAGTATTCAGGGCATTTCATTTCAGGCCTTTGCCCTTCCGGCGAGAGGAGGAGTCCACGCGACGGCTCCCACGAACCGCTTTTCCATTTCCTGCTCGGTCCACCTTGACCGAACCTCTGCTGCCCTCTCCCTGATTTCTTCGGGGCTTGGCCTGTTTTCCTTTGCCCACGGCTTTGGGCCCAGCTTGAACCCCTTCGCCAGATCCCACACTTGGTTGACGGTGATCTCGTACTCCTTCGCGATCTCCACCGTCTCCTGAGTCTCCCAGAGAATCGCGAACTCTGACCTGCGAATCGTCTTCACGAAAAAAGCTCCTCAGCCAGTTGAGCATGTGATTCCTCGGATCTCCCGATGGCCCGTCGCCCCCGACCGCCTACCCAGCGATCGGGAGCAACGGAACCACCGGAGGGGACGATCAGGGTGCGAACTGCTGCACCCAGTAATGGCGGCCGTCGGGGCCGACGAACCCGGCCACGCCGACTCGACGGTGGGACCTGTTGAGAATGTTGGCACGGTGGCCCGACGAGGCCATCCACGAGGCCACGGCGTCGAACCCGTCAGGCTGGCCGGAGGCGACGTTCTCGGCCACGCCCTGCGAGTGGTAGAGCGATCCAGACTGAGCCAGACGACGGGCATGCCGGCGAGCCGCCGCCATGAGCCGGCAGTCGACCACGAGGCCCGGGAGTCCGATCCTGGCCCTGGCCGAATTCGTCTCAGACAGCACGATCGACTCGGCCTCGTTGAGGGCCGTGCAGGTCTCGGCCGCCGTGGCCGTGAGCGAAAGACACAGAAAGAGAACCAAGCTTCTCATGTCGTCGTTCCTCCTTGAACTAGGACCCACTCATCCCCGCGAAGTTCGTAAAGGCGAACGTCACGGCAGCCGACACTCTCGGCAAGCTTCACGCACTCTGGCTCGAAGACGGCCACACACTCTCGCGGATCAATGCGACCGTCCGCCACGAGCAGGGCAGCGGCGGCCCTGGCAATACCCCGGCGACGCATGTCGCTGCGGGTGTAGCACTCCAGGGTCTGCAAGCCCTCCCAGCGGTCTGTGTTCGCCCAGCCGGCAACCCTGGCCTCGGCGTTCCTGACGATCGCGACGGGACGCGAGGAACGCCCCCCAGCGACTTCGGCCTGGAAGTCGGATCCCGAGTTGGACAGCAGGCTGACGATCTCCTGCGAATCCAGCGGCGAGAGGCTGGCGACGTTGGTGACGATGGCATCCATGCGACGAAAGAATGTACTCGTATCCGTCCTTTTGTCAAGCCGTCCTGGTGGCGACGAACAGCGGTCCGTGCTCCCCGACGTAGGCCGAGAGCGTGTTGAAGCACAGATACTCCCTCGCGTCCTCGTCCGACATGCCGTGCGAGCCCATGAGGATCCGGACGCACTTCTCGTAGTCGTAGACCACGACCTGGGCGTGATGCTGGTTGAGGCTGTACCCAATCACGGCGTCCTCGAACCCGTCGGCCAGCAGGGCCTCGGGGTTCAGGTCGGCGATTTCCTCTCGCCACCAGCGGGCACCTTCACCAACTTCCATGTGATTCTCCCGTCCTGGACCACGAGCCTTTTCTGACACTTGACGATCGGCTGATTCTTCGGATCCGGAGGCCACGGCCTCGACGTCATGCAACCCACGGGTCATCTCCTTAGTGTGTCCAGACTATGCAGGGCATCCCGGGGGACGAAGTACGCTGGCGTCCGCCCGCCGTGAGCCTGCTCATACTCCGGCCTCTTGGCGTCCGCTGCCTTGATCCAGCCATGCACCGTGTAGTGCGGACACCTGCCGGTCACGAGCAGAAAGGTCGAGTCGTCGGAGTCCGATGGCCTCACGATCAGGTCGTAGTGGTCCTGGCTCCGAGTTCGGACCTGGAGCCCGGGGAGGTCGTCTCGCGAGAACGAGTTGATGCTGCCGTCCCAGTAGATGCCGAGGGCCTTGGCCGCCGCCATCTCGCCGCAGGCGCCCTCGATGTGCTCGCTCCAGCCGGCAGTCTTCAGGCCGTGGGCGTCCTGGAGGCCGGCCTTGATGCTGGCGAGATGCCGCATCCGGCCGACGTCCGAGCCCATTGCCGCCTCATGCCACGCCAGTGTGATCTTCATCGTCGAGAATCCTTTCTGCCTCGGCCCTGCTCGTCACAACCTCGGCCCTCGCGCCGCCTATCGTCCGGATCTCGTGAATCCTCTGCTCCTGGAGCGGAGAGGGCTTCTTCCCAGGCTGCTTGACCTCCAGGAAAACCGCCCGGCCTGACTTCACGGCGAGGAGGTCCGGGATCCCGGCCGTCTGCATCGGTCCTCCGGCGATCTTGAACGTCCACCAGCCGCGAGACTTGGCGGACGCCACGATCGACTTGGTTATCGATGACTCAAGTGGCATCTCCCTTCCACGGCTTTCTACCCCTCTTCCAAGCTTGCTTCTGGCGTTCAGAGAGGAGCTTCCGAGTCTCCTCGCCGACTGGTCGTCCACGGTTGGCGTGCTTCATGGCCTCTGAAATGTTCTTGCGATGCTCATCGGTGAGCGTCCTGCCTGAGAGCGACTCGCTGATCTTGGCGTTCGTCTCCGGCGGGTGCGGCTTCCCGAGGCGACTCTGCCTGATCTTTTCCTTGGCCTCGTCGCTCATCGCGAATCCCCGGCCGCCCATGCCGCCCGTCTTCAGGTTGTAGGTGTCCTCCCGATCGCACCACTTCTCGTCGACAATCGCCGCCTCGATCAGGTAGGCCTCGTCGGCCGTCTCGCACTCAATGAGCGTCGTCCTCTCGAAGTTCGCGGGGCCGTACTTCTCCACGGCAGCACGAATCAGCGTGCCGCTCCCCAGGTACCCGTCCGCGCGAGTTCTGTCGGCCCGGCAGACTCCGACGTAAATTTTCCCGTTAGTCAGGTTTGTTGTTTGGTAGACCAGCCACTTCGGCATTCCTTTGCCCTTTCGACGGCCCCTCCGTCGAAGCAACGTCTGCATCCCTCGCAGACGCCGGTGATGTCCTCAGCCGCATTCAGCGGGCAATCGTTTCCGTACAATGCGTCGCCGAGCGGGTCGTAGCAGTTCCGGAAGATCACCGGCGCCACGTCAGGCGACGGCGGCGTCTCGCCTTCGTCGCACTGATAGCTCCAGAACCAGTTGAGGTCGGCCGGCACGAGCCGCTTGAACTCGTCCAGCCGATCCCAGGACGAGCGATCGATCGAGAGATGCAGGTACACGTTCGACCTGGGCGTGACCTGGGCGGCCAGCTTCGGGATGCGGCTCACGATCCACTGCGGAACGTCAGGCATCGCGACCGCCACGGCGTTGATGCACGGGAGCATCTCCTCGAACAGATCGCCGCCGCCGTTCCAGCGGATGAACGAGAGCTTCTTCCGGCGAGCCGACCGCACGATCCGGCTCGCCACACCGAGCGGGTCGTCCTTGATCGAGTTCATCAGCCGGTGCTGCTTCTTCAGGCTCGACGTCCAGGTCGACGGTCCCTTGGCGAAGTAACACGTTGTGGCACAGACCGTCGTTGGGCGGCACGTCCCGATGATCGGGACGTTGAGGCTCCGGCCCGTGACCTTGTTCGTGGAGAACGGGTCCTCGTGGGGGTCGAGGCGGTCGGTGTAGGGGACGTGCTTTTTTGCTAGGGATTTGACTGACATGGCTGGCCTTCCGTGGCCTGGGCGTCGAGGATGCAAAGGAGCGAGTTCGCTTTTTCGCGACGGCGATATTGTTGATATGCCCGAACTCCAGCCAATTGCCTCGCCTTGAATTCCGGGTCGGCGTTCATCGCCCGGGCTCTCTCTGAGTGTTTCGCCCTGAACTCCGGGTCGGCGTTCATCGCACGCATTCGCGCCGAGTGTTTCGCCCTGAACTCCGGGTCGGCGTTCATCGCACGCGCCCTCTCCGAGTTCTTAGCCCTGAACTCCGGGTCAGCTTGCATCGAACGCATCCGCTTCGACGCTCTCTCTGAGCTCCTCGCCTTAAACTCCGGGTCGGCGTTCATCGCACGCGCCCTCTCCGAGTTC